GGTTTCGTGGAGTCCCGGCTCGATGTGCACGCAAGCCAGCGCGGGCAATGTGGGGCGGGTATTTACGGCTCGCTGCAAGTGCTTGCAGGCGATGAGGAGGTGGTCTTTGTGGATGGTAATCATAGGAAAAAAAGTTGGACGGCGAGTTGGACGGCAAGGATGCAGAGGATGGTGATGAAGACGGCGAGGAGGCGGAAGAACCGCGCCTTGGCGGCGCGGTATTCCGCTTGCTGCCTGTCTTCCCAGAGGAGGTCTGAGATGTGGCGCATTGGAGTTTTTAAGGCTTAATGTAGGCGTTCACGCCGATGGTGACGGGCTTGCCGTTCACGATGGCGGTCGGCATGACTTGGTTGCCGCCGGTGGTGGCGACCACGAGGGTCTTGCCCGAGGAGGACGGGCGGGGCGATTGAAGCGGTAGGCGGATGATGAGGGTGTTGTTTTCGATGGTGGCTGACATGGTTTTGGTGTTGTTGGGTTTGCTGTTGGAAATTTAACCACGGAGGACACAGAGGACACAGAGTGGTCGGAAAGGGGATTCCCTGGGATTGTTGGTGGTGTATTCTGCGTGCCCAGGGTCACGCAGCGCAGGCTCCGCCTGCGAGGGTATTTAGACGAGCCACGCACGGGTATCCCGTGCGATCGCTAAATTAAAGTGGAAGCAATGCTTTCCCTCCATATATCAGGCGCTTGCTGCACAGCGGGTGGAGGTGTGGGGTGGACTTGGCGGATCCACTTGGCATGGTGGAGCGGCCAGAGTGTGTCTTGGCCGGGCGCAAAAAATCCCAAATCGGGGCGGCCTGGCTTGGCGTTAGCGATGGGGAAGACTTCCACCACCGACATACGGGCTTCGTATTCGACCAGCCAGAAGGTGCCTTTAAGCAGTTCGATGCTGGCTTCGCGGATGGCAGCAGAGCCTTCCTCGGTCATGAGGATGCCGTCTTCGCCTGGGATTTCCGCATCGACTTCGAAGGGGATGTCGATGTTTTTGATGATGTTGCCAGCGAGATCGACGATCGGGAACGGGCGTATTGTTGTCATGGTAAAAAGTTGGCGCGTCAATGGATTTCAGGTTTTTCAGACGGACGGCACGGACGGCTGGGGAGGTGAAAAAAAGGGAAGGGAGGGGTCTTGCGACCCCTCCCTTGTGGGCGGGTTAGGCGGCGACGGCCTTGCCGCTTTCGACGAAGGCGGCGGCCATGGCGCACAGGCGGGCGCCGATGCGGCCTTGATCCTCGTTGCTGAGGTAGGCCATGGATGTCTCGACTTCACCGAGGAGGGCGAGAAGCTCATCACAGCTCGCGGTCGGGTCGGCCTCTGGTTTGGCGGCGGGTGTTGGCGCGGCGGGCGCTGGCGTTGCCGCAGGTGCGGGCGTCGGCTCGGCAGGTGTCGCGGCGGCGGCGGGTGCGGGTGTCGCGGCGGGAGCGGCAGGCGCTGGCGACTGGACGGCGGCGGCTTGGGCGGTCATGTCGGCGTTCGCCTTGGCGAGTTCCTCATTCCGCTTTTTAACCTCTTCGAGTTCCTTGGCTTGCGCTTCGGCTTTTGCCTTGGCTTCGGCTTCGGCGGCGGCCTTGTCGGCTTTCACCTTATCCTCGATGGCGGTCTTCTCGGCGGCGGTCATGCCGCTGTCGTAGATCGCTTGCAGGTCGGCTTGGAAGTCGCCGCCTTGGCGGATGATCTCCACAGCCTGCTCGGGCGTGAGCTGCTTTTTCGATTTGGTGGTGATGACTCGGGCGATGATCGCCACTTCGGCGAAGGTGAGCTGATCGAACTCGGGTTCGGTCAGGTGTCCCGCTTCGACCAGATCGAAGACGCGAGCGCCGTAGGATGCGTTGCTGATCGTGCCGGGTTTGATTCCGGCGTCGCCCAGAACGCTGTTGATGAACTTGCCTTTCGGCAGGTTCTTGTCGATGATGCGATACAGCTTGCCGATGGCGGCAAACGCACGCTGGCCCGCTTGGGTCTCTGAGACGAAGCGGATGATGCGGTCGGCTTGGCTCAACGCCAACCCTTCCTGATATGTCATTGCCCAGACATCGGGCGCGCTGACGGGCGCTTTTTTTGCTTTTGGCATATTCTAAAAAGCCGTCGGGTTGCACGATGAAAACGGACGGCGCGTTTTCATCGCGTTTTCAACGAAAATCCTTATTGTAAGGATTTTTCGTGAACTCAAAAATTTCATGAAGCGGGCAGGTCACGCACCCTTCACCCTTCCTTAAAAATCCTTATTGTAAGGATTTTCGAGGAAGGACGCCGGGGCATGAAGCGGCCAGGTCTTCAAACTCAAAATCAAAGGAACAAACGAAAAGACGGCGAAGCCGACCGCTGGCCGGATGCGTCTTTTTTTCCTTTGAATGGAGGGGACACGAAAAAACGCATCCCTTCCCTTTCAATATCAATCGGGAGGGGACACGAAAAAACGCATCCCTTCCCTTTCAATATCAATCGGGAGGGGACACGAAAAAACGCATCCCTTCCCTTTCAATATCAATCGGGAGGGGACGCGAAAAAACGCATCCCTTCCCTTTCAATATCAATCGGGAGGGGACGCGAAAAAAGGCACGAAAAAGGCCCGCAATGCAAAGCATTGCGGGCCAATGTTTTCCGCGTTTTTAGTCGGCGATTGCGTCCAATCGAATCTCGTTAATCCTTTGCATATCACTTGCAATCAGTTGATTATCAAGCACTTGCATAAGTCGTTTTGCCGCCTTGTGCTGTGCCGTGTCTTTTTTTGGATTGTAAGCTATTCCGTTTAAAGCATTTGCAATGATTTCACGCAGCAAACGATATTGACTATCGCGACCCATTTTCCAGCGTTTGGAACCAGTTGATTTCCAGTAACTTGAGATGCGTTTGCGATGTTCAGCCAATTTTCTTGCTACAATGTCACGCGATGGAAGTCGCGATACATCAATGGTTTGCGCGACATCATTCATGCCTTGCAAGTGGAGTCTCCATGCGTTTGCATGGAATCTCTCAGCTTGCGTAATGTCTTCAAATACAGGCTCTTTCAGCGATCGAAGCAGCTCGTTTGAAGCTGCCGAGCTTGCCGCTTTCAATCCGACTGGCAAGCCGTTGATTTCCATATATTTATCGCGACTTGTCTTGTCTTTCAATTTGAAAAACGCAATGACATCATGGACATTTTTGACTCCGGGTAAATCCTTGCCGGAGCGCGAGTTACAATATCCGCCAATGAAGGCGGCGCGAGCGGCGAGAAACATCTCGTAAACCCTTGGCAATTCAAGGGTTACGCCAGTTCCGCCCTCGTTTGCATTCTCTAACGCAACCAGTTGATATTCATCACTTTGCGTCCAGCCCATTGCTTTGAGCTTTGGCGTGACACGCTTAACCTGTTGCTTTGCAACATCTTTCTCCGATCTTCCGTTTGCATAGAATCGTGCGCGTTTCCATGCCGATTTCCAACCTATTTTCGCTGAGACACTTATGAGCAAAGCGGCATCGTTTTTGCCTTGTTTTCTCGCTGCGATGATGTCTTGTAGCCTTGTAAAGCGTTCAATTCCAATAATTTGTGGAAGCTGAACTCCGCCTCTCATAAATATGTGGCCTTCATCGTATTGCAATAATCCTTTGGCTTTGCGCTTTTTGGCTTCGCCGTGGATATTCATAACATACTGACTTACTTCTATTTGTGCTGACGTTTTCATTTGGTTAGTTTACTTTTTGTTTGTTTGTTACTGCGTTTCAGTCATTTGCGTCGTGCATCTGACTTCCTACAATCTATCAGAAAATGAAAAGGAAACAAGTTATTTTTTCGAGTTTAATAAGTTCATAATCAATAATTTACAAGTAGCAAAAAATCGCTTTTTCGGGCTGAAAACATACTTACTTATGTATAAATATGTTTATTTCCGTCGATTGCAAAATGGTGTGTTTTCGGGCCGTCGGGCCGGTGGCGGTGAAAGTTTTAAGTTTTTAAGAATTAAGTTTTAAGGGTTGTCTTGGCGGATGCGGTTCTTCCTCCTCCGTGTTCTCCGTGTCCTCCGTGGTGAAATAAAAAACCTTACGATAAGGATTTTTGAGGGCGTTGACTGCCGCCGTGTGGGGGTATGAGCACGGACTGGTTGGAAATTTATAGGGACTACTCGGGGGAGGAGTTGGAGGCGGAGATTACTCGTATGAAGCAGGAGGCCACGGTGTATCTCTCGCAAAACATCGCGGACAAGAGCTACCAGAAATCCCTGGACGAAGTGCGGAACCGGCTCCATGCGGCGATCCGTGTGCGCAATGAGCGGCGGAATCGGGATGCGCCGAGCTGGGGTGTGCCGGACTTCTCGGCTGGGATTCATTGACAGGATTTCGGGGTGGGTATGGAAAAACGATTGGAAGGTGAGGACAAGGTGCGGATGCTGGAGCGGGAGATGCGGCAGCCGCCGTCTGCCTGTCCCAAGTGCGTGAATATTAACCACAGAGGACACAGAGGGCACGGAGGAAAGCAACCCAAAGCGGACGAGTCCGCAGATTAAATATGGCTGACCGTCTGTGTGTGTGTGGAGTGGCTGGCGCTGGCAAGTCGGCTTTGGCGCGGGTGCTGGCGCGGGACTATGGGTATGAGGTGGTGAAGTTTGCGGATCCGCTCAAGGAGATGTTGCGTGTGCTGGGTTTGGGGGATCGGGAGTTGGAGGGCGACCGGAAGGAAGTGCCGAGCGAGTTGCTCTGTGGGCGCACGCCGCGCTGGGCGATGCAACGCCTGGGCACGGAGTGGGGGCGCGACATGATCGGCGGGTCGCTGTGGGTGGAGGCTTGGCAGCGCAGGGTGAAGGCGGTGCGGACGAGCCGGATCGTGGTGGATGACTGCCGTTTCCCGAATGAGTTGGCTGCTGCGAGGGAGATGGGTTTTGTGCCGGTGCGGCTATACCGCGAGGCGCGCACGCATTGGGGTGAGCGGCATGTCTCGGAATACGCGCTGGATGAGGTGTGGATGCCAGAGTTCCGCAACGAGGGTTCTTTGGAAGCGTTGGCGTTGAACATACTGGGGCTATGAAGATCGATTTTGAAGTGCGCTTGGTGCTGTGTGCAAATGGGGTTGCCGTGGGGCCGCGCTTGCACAGGGACAAACCATTCCCCCGCTATGAGTTGAGCTACCCCGATACGCCCGAGGGCCGTGAGAAGGCCGAGGCCGACTTGGAGCGGATCAAGAAATATGTGGAATCCTATGACCAAAAATAACCGAGCCGTCGATTCGCGATTGCTGTTTTTTAACGGATTGCGCGAGAAGTTTGGCAGGCCGCTTTTGCCAGTGCCGCCACCTATCACGGACGACACGGAGGCCGTCCCTCCGCTTCGGCAGATGGGGTTGGCTGAGTATATCGCCGTGAAGCGGCGTGGGGAGGCGCGATGAGCAGGGAGGAATTGTGGCGCAAGTTTGCGGAGCGGAACCCCTCCTTCGATGGCGACGGCATGGTGACGCTCTCGGCGCGCGGGTTGCGGAAGCTCTTCCGGCAGACTTGGGATTTTGCCTATGAGGCGGGGGCTTCGGACGGCACGGAGGGCAACGCGGACGGCACGGAGGGCAACGCGGACGGCACGGAGGCCGTCCCTCCAAGTAGCGTTGGAGATGACAGCATGGTTGAGGGGTTGATGCGAAGGTTTGGAATAAAAAAATGAAAATCGAAGACGAAATCACGGGGCTGACAGAGCAATGGTATGAACTCATCGGGGATGAGCACCATAAAGATCGGGACTGCCATTGGTATGTCGAGACGCGCTGGAGCTATGGGCTACCGCAGGTGTATGTGGTCGTGCATGAGGGGTATACCTTTGAGCGGATCGAGGAGGAATACAATACCTACGCCGAGGCTCTGGAGGGGTTGAAGGGATACTTGGAGCGAGCCATCTCCGAGGAAAACGCCGAGCGCGATGACAGCGATGAGAGCGAGGAAGACGAAGAAGATTTATGAAAACAAAAATGGTGGTGGTGGATACGGAGACAGGGGGCTTGCGGGCGGATCGCCATGCGTTGCTCTCTATAGCGGCGGTCGATGCGGAAAGTGGTGAGGCGTTTCACGCTCTCATTCGCCCTTCGGCAGATTGGATCGTGGAGGCGGGAGCCTTGGAGGTGAATGGCTTGACGCTGGATTTCCTGCGCGATGCGGGTCGCGCCGAGTCGGTGGTGATGACTGATTTTCAACTCTGGATGGATGCTCGGCGTGGGGCGATGGTGGCTGGCTGCAATGTGGCCTTCGACCTCGGATTCTTGGACGCTGCGGCAAAGCGGTGCGGCTTGAGGTGGCAGGCTGGCCGTTCGCTGGATATTCGCGGAGCAGCATGGCTCGCCTATGAGACGAAGGGGCTAAAACTTGCGATCGGCAAGGATGGCAA